CTATCGCTTGCGCGCCCAGGGCTCGGACGTGCGATCGATCTCCAAGGGCCCTACGTAAGCCCGGCACAGGTCGAATGCCTCTTCTGCAGAACCGGTCTGCCATGTCGCATAGGTATCGGGCTGGAGGATCACGGGCATGCGGTTGTGGACCTGCGCGGCGGGGCCTGCCGCGTCGGTCATGACCATCGAATAGCAATCCCCCCATTCGTCGCTCGTGCGCCAGATCCCGGCCACTGCGAATGCCTCGACATCGGGTAGGGACATCCATGTGCGCGTCATCGCGCCGCGCTGACCTTCGGCTTCGGCCCAAGCGGTCAGCGGGATCAGGCAACGCCGCTCTTCGAAGCTGAAGCGCCACATGAAGCTGTCGAGCTTGTCCGAGCGTGCATTGTTGACCGGTCGCGGCTTGAGCGGCGCGCCGGTCTTCTTGCTCTTCTGCGCGAGCGGAAAGCCCCAGACCATCGAGCGCAGCTGGCCCTCGGCGATCACCGCGCCCGAGTACCCCGGATAGACTTCCTCTGCATAATTGGAGCTGAGATCGCCGACGGCGGCGAAGATTCGCGCGATCTCTGCCTGGGCCTTTGTCATGCGGTAGAGATTACACATCGGCAGCCGTTGCGGCGTCGCGGAAGACGACGCTGCAGCCTTCGCCCATGGCGGCCTCAAGCTCGGCACGGATGGCCATATCGCGGCGATAGCTGCCGGTGCCGATCCGCCGCGAACCGGGCACCTCGGCCCCGTCGGCGTCGATGATCACAAAATAGGGTTTGATCCGCAACCTCCAATAAGGTCCTGACAAACAGACGCGTTAAGACAGACCAGCCTTTCGCGTTGTTTCCAGCGCGCGTAATTCGCCTCGTCGCGGTCATTCAAGTAGGCTTCAGCGACCCGACCTGCTTCAATGCAATTCCCTGCTGGCGTCCGCAAAGACTCGCTCTTCTGATATTCTTTGGCTGCGATATCGCCGCCGCTTGGTCCGAAGAATTTCGCACTGCCAGCGAGCGCGATAGCTGCGACCAACAGTCCGCCGAAACAAAGCCAGATCAACTTGGCTGTCTGGGGCGAGATTAACGATTCGCCGCTCATAGCTTGCCCACCTTTGCGATGACGCGACCGATGATCCGCAGCTCGTCGTCGACGGCGAAGTCATCGGGGACGGCCGGGTTGTCCGACAGGATGGTGACGCCTTCACGGGTCGGTCGCAATCGCTTGATCATGCCGAAGTCGCCCACGGTGCAGGCCCAGATCAGGTCGCGGTCGAACATCGTGTCCTGGCTGCGGTCGATCAGGATCAGGTCGCCACTGGAGATGGTCGGCTCCATCGAGTCGCCTTGGCCGATCGCCCAATAGAGCTGCCCCGGCCGGGCATCGGTGAAGTTCTGCAGCCACTCGCGCGAGAAGATCCGCTTCGCTGGCTCAACATGGCCACTCACGTCGCTCGCGCCCATGCCGTAGCGCATGTCGATCTCGTCGATCTCGACGACACCCTCAGCCGCGAATTCACTGGCTTCCACTACGGTCGAGCGATGGTTTGACGCAACGTACTGGATGTCGATCCCGTGCTCAGAGACGCGGGCAAGATAATCGAGGGTGATGGGTGAATTACCGCCCTCATAGGCGAGTTGAGTGTTTTTCGAGACGCCACCGAGTTCGCCAAGAGCCTTCTGGCTCAGCCCTAGCCGCTCTCTTTCCTCCCTGAGGCGCTGAGGCGCACCTTCAGACATGCCGGTGGTCCAAAAAACAGGGTTGCATGGTCAAGTATCTTGGTTCATGGTCCAACAAATAGGGACAAAAAGTTGGACGTCGGTACATGCTTCTGGACCAAACACACCCCGAGGACGTGAAAGCTGCGATCCGCAAGCGGTTCGGCACAATCTCACGCTTCATCGAGGCAAATGATCTTCCCACAACCGGGGTTAGCGACCTGCTGCGCGGGCGAACCAGCGCGCGCGTGCGAGACGCTGTCGAAAAGGTGCTCAAGGAAGGCTCCCGGTCCAATGAATTGGACTCCAGCCATACGACGAAGGGTGAAGTCGGTAAAGGCAAGAGGAGCGCGGCATGATCGACGACATCGGCCCCAATTCCGGTTCGGAGTTCGGCGCACCGGCCCACGCCAACCACCTTGCCGAGCAGCTGCCGTTTTCTGATCGCGAAGAACGGCGGGGTGGCGGCATGAGCCATCCGCACGATCCTTTCCGTCTAGGTTCCGTCGAGGTGCGCGAGTTCGAACGAAAGTCGGCTGAAGTTGGTCGAACCACCGCCCTCATGCTTCGAGCGATCGGCGAACAGCTCACTCGGGAATTGAAGGCCATTGGCGATCTTCATCGAGCGGATCTCGCCCGTCGTCGAACGGCCACAGCGTCGGAGGGCCCGACAGAAGCTCCACTGCGGAATCGGCTCCCCGCATCGTCATTGTCAGGGGATGAATGCGCACAGAGGTATCTGCCGCGGAAGCTGCGGCACAGGTCAGCCATGCGTAGCCAAGGCGAAGGCGATAGCACGCCAGCAGCAGGTAGCCATGCCGTTCCTGCAGATCGTCGATGCCTGCCAGAAGCTTCGACCATTCGCGAGGTTTCGCGATCGCCAGATCATGCACGAGATCGGGTCGCCGATCGGCAAGAGCGTGCGCGCCCTCCATTCCAAGCGCGGACAGGCTGCGTGCAAGGTCCGCCATGCCTTCTGCTGCGAGCGCGTCAAGGAAAAGCGCAAGGTGCCGGTGGGCCTCAGCCGTATATCGATCAATCTCCATGGTGCTCCCTCGGTTCGGCCAACGGGCATCGCTGGTTCCGGTGCGAGAATAGACACGCTTGCCTGGAGGCGCATCGTCTAAGTCACCTGTCCGAAAAGACACCGGAGAAGCGCCGGAGCCGCGCCGTGCTGGTCGCACTGGCTGCTTTCGTCGCCGGTGATCTGATCTTCGGGAGGCGCGCATGATCGCCGCCGCGAAGAAATCCGCGCCGGTGCTTGCCGACGCGCAGCTGCTGGAGCTCTCTCCCTCGGACATTCTGATCCCCGAGCGGATCGGCTTCCTGCACGAGGACAAGGCGGCAGCGCTGGGTCGGCTTATGGCGGTCGATGGCCAGCGCGATCCGATCAAGGTCGTCCGGTATCTGCCGAGCAAGTCGATCGAAGAGTGCGTCAGCGAGGGCAAGGCTCCATGGCGACTGGTGACCGGCATGCATCGCCTGATGGGGGCTACCTACGAAGGCATTACGATCTTCGCGATCGAGGTAAGCGGCAAGGCCGAAGACCTCGCTGAGTTGGAGGCGAGCGAGAACCTGCATCGCAGGCCGCTGGGTCCGATCGAGCGGGCAAAGTTCAGCGCGGCCTTGGTGCGGGCCGCACAAGAGCGCGTCGCGCGCGAACACGGTACGCTGTCGCAGTATAAGTTGGGTGCCAAGGCCCGCTGGGACCGAGTGAAGAGGCAGGAAATTGGGGCGGAAGAGGCCCTGACCGAAGAGACGAGCGATGCTTGCGACACAATGTCGCAAGCATACGGCTGGGAAGAGTCCGTCGCCGATGCGCTCGGCCTGACCCCACGGACCATCCAGCGGGACCTCGAGCTTTTCCGGCTGGTGATCGAGCAGTTCCCCGATCTGGCCGAGGCGCTCTCCAAGCACCCGGTTGTGGGCGAGAACGCCAGCCAGCTGCGCGCGATTGCGCGGGTGAAGGACGAGGCCAAGCGGCGCGAGGTTATCGAAGCGCTGCTGGCCGATCCGGAGCTCGGCGCAGACGATGCACGGATTGCGGCCGGGGTGGATGCCGAGCGCGGCGTCGCGCCGACCCCGGCGCAGAAGCACACCAATGCGATAGACAATGGATGGAGCAGGCTGAGCCTGTCCGAGAAGCGCCGCTACCTGCCGCGCTTCGTCGAAAAGCTGACCCCCGACATGAAGGCGCAGCTGCGCCAGCTGCTGGACGAGGAGCAGAGCTGATGGCGCAGCGCAAATCCTACGAAGAAAGGGCCTTCACCAAAGCTCGTTCGCGCTCGCGGCGCATTCGCAAGGCAATCGAGGAGATCGCTTGTGACTTCGCCGACAGCGACGCCAACTGGCTCAGCCATGCTGCAGAAAGTCTGGCCGAGGCTCTCGACGTCTTCGACAGCGAACTTGCCGAAGAGGTCGAGCATTACCGCGAGGTTTCTGGCGATGCGCGGTGAAATCTCCTCCGGTCGCCACTCGAAGCGCCATCCCTACGACTGGTATGTCGAGGAATACTGGGTCACCGCGCAGCTTTATCGCGCGCTGGGCGGCTTCGCCCAGGAGAAGCGCGAAGGGCTGGCGGTCTGGGACCCGGCGGCGGGGCTCGGCACGATTGGCGGTGCGTTCCTCGAAGATGGGCACCGGGTGTTCTACTCGGACATCGTCGAGCGGATCGACTGGGCGCGCGTGGGCGAGTTCGATGCGGAGGTTCCGCCTAGCTTTCGCGGCGCCAACTTCCTCGACCTGGTCAAGCCTCCCGCACCCTGCTCGATCGTCTGCAATCCCCCTTATTCGTACATCGAGGGGATCGCGGAGGCGTTCGTGCGCCATGCGCTGCGCCTGACGCATCGCCGCGTGTGCATGCTGGTGCCGGTCAAGTGGCTGGCCAGTCAGGTGCGCTACGGCCTGTTCGCGGAGGATCATCCTCCGCAGGCGATCCTTTATCTGACCCAGCGGCCCAGCATGCCGCCGGGCGACCGGATCGAGGCGATGGGCAACCGCGCCTTCCGGGGCGGGATGATCGATTACTGCTGGATCGTCTGGGACGTGAAGCGACCGACGCCCCCCGGATTCACACGCAGCGTCTGGCTGCCGCCACTCCACAGGTCGTTCGACCTGCTCCCGATCGAGGGGATCGCGTGATGGGGCTGGGGAAGTTCTTCAAACGGAGCCCGGTGGCCGATGTCGAGCAGTGGCAGCCGGGCGATCTGGCCGAGTGCATCGTTCAGGGTGACTGGGTCATGGCGGAGACCCGCGAGGATTCGCCGGGCCCCCAGTTGAGCGAGACGCGGATCGTCACGAAGGTCCGCGTAAAGCGCTGTCCTGTGAGGGGCGAGTTGATCCTCTGGCTGGGCTTTGCCCGCTACCCCGGCCGGATTTTCGACGCGAGCTTCTTCCGCAAGGTCCGCCCAAGCGCGGACGAGCAGATCGCGGCGGAGAGCGCCTTCATCGACCTGATCCGCAAGCAGCCCGCGCGCTGTCCTGCAGGGGAGGGTGCGTGATGGCCGATTTCCAGCAGGGCGACCTCATCCTCTACCGCGAGCGGGGCCGGGACCGGCTCAATGTCGCGCGGGTGGACCTCGTCCGCCGCGACGAAGTCTCGAGCATGCCCTGGCACCCCCTGCGGCGGCGATTCCTCGTCGGCCGGACCCGCATCGAGCGCACCCGGATAGTGCGCAAGCTGCCGCGCAGCGTCGCTGTGGCCGATCTGGTCGCGGAGCTGCGGGTCGCCGAGCTCAAGCGCGACCGGAAACGCCTCGCTGCCGACAAGTGGCTCAAACGCACCATCGCACGCATCGCGAACGAACTGGAACAGGAGGGATGCTGATGCCTCGCCAGACCATCGCCGAGAAATACCGCCAGCACAGGCGCGAGTTCGTCCTCGCGCAAGAGCTCGGATGCACGCCGAACGAAGCGCGGGCGAAAATCCGCTGGGACGAAGCGCGCGAGCGGATCGAACGGAGCGAAGCGGGGATCGCCAAGCGCGCCGACGCGCCGATCCGGCTGCGCGACCTGCCCGACGAAGCCTGGATGATGAGGGACAGATAGCGATGTCGAACGTCAAACCCGCCCCGATCGGGCTGACCGAAGGCGTGGTCGCCAAGATGGTCGGCGACCGGCCTGCCTGCGGCAAGGGCGTGATCCACGTGCCCGTCGCGCCCTACGCCAAATGCTACGCGTGCGAGCAGCTGCGCACGGTGCCGTGCAACTATTCGGCCTGCTCGATCGCGAGCGGGGAGAGCCGCGATGCTTGAGGCGGCTGTTCTTCCTCGCCCCAGCGCGCGCGAGATCCCTTTCGATCTGCGCAAGACGAATATCGACGCCGCGACCAAGCATCTGCGCAGGCGCGGGATTCTGGTCGACGTGCATAACCGCGATGCACTGGTCCGTGAGTACCGGGTGACCGGCAAGCGCGACCTGATGCTTGCCGAAGAGGTGATCGATCTAGCCCGGAAAAGCGGGTTCGAGGTGATCCTGTGAGCGCGCGCATCGAACCACTGCGGCAGGACCTGCGCGAGCGCGGCCTGCTGGGCAGCGACAACCGGCTGACCGTAGCGGGCCACGCCCACGCAGCGCAGCTGATCGAAGATCTGCGCAGCGCCGAAGCGCCGAGCGATCCGGACGCGCCGCGCGTGCGCTGGAACCATCATTTTACGCAGCGGAGGCGGTGACGATGGCTGAGACAACCGGAATCGAATGGGCCGATGCCACCGCGAATTTCTGGATCGGCTGCACCAAGCTGAGCCCGGCGTGCGATCACTGCTACGCCGAGGCTGACTGGGATCACCGCAAGCATCGCGTTAAATGGGGACCGCATGGCGACCGCAGCTTCGTGAAAGCGGGCGAGCAGGTCGTTCGCACGATGCAGCGCAAGGCTGCCGCTTTTATGGCCGAGCACGGACGCAAGCCGCGCATTTTCGTCAACTCTCTGTCCGACTTCGCCGACAATCATCGGTCGATCCTGCCGGAATGGCGGGAGAAGGTCTGGCAGCTGGCGCGCGAGTGCCCCGATGTCATCCTGCTGATCCTGACCAAGCGCCTGCAGAACCTGCCCGACTATCTCCCGGCAGATTGGGGCACGGGCTATCCGAACGTTTGGATCGGAACGACGGCAGAAAACCAGACCGAGGCCGATCGGCGCGTGCCGCTGCTGCTCGCCACCCCCGCCGCCGTGCGCTTCCTCTCCTGCGAACCGCTGCTGGGGCCGGTCGATCTTTCGGAGTGGATGGTCTGCCCCAACGCCCGCGACGGCCTCTCGATGGACCCAAGCACCGGCGCATACGAGTGCTGCAGCCGATGCGACTGGACTGGCATCGGCTTTTGCCCTGACTGGGTAATCGTCGGCGGCGAGAGCGGCCCGAAGGCGCGGCCCATGCACCCCGATTGGGCCCGCTCCCTGCGCGACCAGTGCGAGGCCGCTGGCGTGCCGTTCCTGTTCAAGCAGTGGGGGGAGTGGCTCCCGGCGAGCCAGATCGATGCCCAAGGCGAAATCTGCTGCTGCGGTAGCCCCAACTCTCCTCCTCAGCGCGTCGGCAAGAAGCGCGCCGGTCGCCTGCTCGACGGGCGCACGCATGACGGGTTTCCTCATGCCTAAGGCGAAGGCCCATCCCGACCAGGTTGCGTTCACCTTCGAACCGCCGGTGCTCGACGAGCGTCCCGCGGTGCTCGCGGGTCTCGAGCAGGAGATTGCCGGAGTCGTCGGGACGATACTGGCGAGCACGCCGATGTCGCGCGAGGAAATGGCGGCGCGGATGACCGAGCTGCTGGGCGAACCGATCAGCCGGGCGATGCTCGACGCCTATGCCAGCCCGGCGCGGACCGAGCACAAGGTCCCGATGTCCCGCTTCTTCGCGCTGGTGCTCGCCACCAAGCGCCACGACCTGTTCGATCCCCTGGTGCGCAAGATCGGAGCCGGGCTGCTGGTCGGCGACGAAATAAAGACTGCCCGGCTCGGCCAGCTCGATCGCATCATCCAGAACGCGCGCGAGGAGAAGCGCAAGCTCGCCCAGACCGCCCCCCTGATCCGGAGCGGAGCTGCCGATGTCTAGTGCCCTTGCCGCCAATGAGAACCCCGAGGCGACCCCGGACCTTGCGCCTGCCGAATGGTTCACCGCAGCCGAGCTGGCGCAGCTGGCGCTGCCGGGCCTCGCCGGTGACAAGCGGGCGATCAATCGCCTTGCGGGCGAGGAGGGCTGGGCGACCCGCGTCGATCTGGAGCGCAAGCCACTGGCGCGGCCGCGCAAGGGGCGAGGCGGCGGGCTGGAGTTCCATTATCGCATGCTGCCCGCAGAGGCTCAGCTCGCGCTGGGCAAGCGCGGGCTGATCCCCGGCCAGATCGCGGCGGAGCCGCAGCAAGATCGCGCCTGGGCTTGGTTCGATCGGCAGACCGAAAAGGTGAAGCGCGAGGCGCGGCGTAGGCTGGAGATCGTGCAGGAAATCGAAACGCTGGAGCAGGCCGGAATGACCCGGTCGGCAGCGGTGGCAGAAATCTCCGCCCAGCGTCGCAAGGGCAAATCCACCCTGTGGGCATGGCTGTCCGCGATCGAGGGCATCGCACCCGAGAATCGCATGCCCGCGATTGCGCCGCAGCCGCGCGGCGGGGGCAAGACGCAGGATATCGACCCGGAGCTGTGGACGCTGTTCAAGAGCGACTATCTGCGGCCGAGCGCGCCGCCGCTGAGCAGCTCCTATCGCCGGGTGTCGGCGATCGCAGCCGAGCGCGGGCTCCCGATGGCGTCCGAGCGGACGTTCCGGCGCAAGCTCAAGGCGGAGGTAGACCCGCAGATCGTGATCCTGCAGCGCGAGGGGCGCGAGGCCTTGCGCCAGTCGCTGCCCGCCCAGCGACGCACGGTTTCTCACCTCCACGCGCTGGAACACGTCAATATCGACGGGCACACCTTCAACGTCTTCGTCCGCACCGCCGAGGGCAAGGTGGTTCGTCCCGTGATGGTGGCGATTCAGGACCTCTACAGCCGGAAGATCGTCGCGTGGCGGATGGGCGAGGTCGAGAGCGCCGCACTGGTGCGGCTGGCCTTCGCCGACCTGTTCCAGAAGTGGGGCATCCCCAAGGCCTGCACGCTCGACAATGGCCGCGGCTTCGCGAGCAAGTGGATCACCGGCGGGTCGAAGTCCCGCTTCCGCTTCAAGATCCGCGAGGAAGAGCCGACCGGCCTGCTGACCGAGCTGGGAATCGCGATCCACTGGACGCTGCCCTATCGCGGCCAGTCCAAGCCGATCGAGCGTGCCTTCGGCGACCTCAACGGAACGATCGCGCAGCACCCGCTGTGCGAGGGCGCCTATACCGGGCGCAACCCGTTCGAGAAGCCGGAGAACTACGGCACCCACGCGGTGGCCTGGGACGAGTTCGAGGCGCTGGTCGCGGAAGGAATCGCCCAGCACAACGCGCGACAGGGGCGGCGGACCGAGACGGCCAAGGGCCGCAGCTTCGACGAAGTGTTTGCCGAAAGCTATGCCACCGCGCCGATCGGCAAGGCGACCGAAGAGCATCTGCGGATGGCGCTGCTCGCAGCCGACCAGAAGCTGATCCAGCGTACCGGCGAGATCCATCTCTACGGCAACCGCTATTATTTCGGACGGCATGCAGGCGAGCGGGTCTCCGTGCGGTTCGACCCCGACGATCTGCACGCCGACATCCACGTCTACGCGCAGAGCGGCGGCTACCTCGGCAAGGCGGAGATGATCGCCGACACCGGATACACCACCGCCGAAGCCGCGAAGAGCATCGAGAAACAGCGTGCGGCGAACCGCAAGGCGGTGCGCGCGGCGAAGGAGGCCGAAGGGCTGATCGATGCGCAGGAGCTGGCGCGGCGGCAGGCGCGGCCGATCGAACCCGAAGTTCCCGAGCTGAGCGTGATCCGCCCGATGCCGCCGCGCAAGGGCGTGGCGGTGGCCGCGCAGGCGCAGGCGATGCCGGATTCGAGACAGGACGAGGAACGCGAGCGCAGCATCTTCTCGGCGCTGAGCGTGGTGACCGGCGGCAAGAAATAAGCGGCGCGCGACGGTGCGGTGAGAGGCCCGCCGCGCGCCATGTCCACCAAGGAACAGGAGTGAAAATACCATGGCAACGCAGATTGAACAGCCCGCAGCAGACGAGAAGGCCTGGAAAGAGACGGTCGACGGGCAGGAAGCCTGGGCGCGCGAGGTCGAGAAAGAGCGCCGGTGGCTGATCGCGCACAAGACCGAGCTGGGCATCAGCTGGCCGGCGATGGCATCCCGGCTCGATGCGAAAATAAAGCATAGCACGCTGAGCGTGTGGGTGGGTGGGAAATACCAGGGCCCGGACGACCGCTTCGTGGAGGCGATCCGCAGGTATCGCCATTCGCTGACCTCGCGGACCCGGATCGAAGTCAACCTGCCGACCGCGCCGCATTTCTACGAGACCGAGACGAGCCGACGGCTGACGACGATCCTCGAATGGGGTAAGCGCGGGCGGATCGTTTATGCGGCGCTGGGCGCAGGGCTGGGCAAGACCCGAACCGCAAAGCGATTTCGCGAGCTGAACAGCAACGTGTTTATGGTCACCGCAGCTCCGTCCTGCTCGGGGATCAACAGCCTGCAGAAGGAGGTGCTCGACGCGTTCGGGGTCAAGGTTCAGACCGGCACCAGCCAGATCCTGTCGCGCCGGATTATCGATTTCATCGATGGGGCTCCGGACAGCCTGCTAATCATCGATGAAGCGCAACACCTCACCCACAATGCGATCGAAGAGGTGCGCAGCTGGCACGATAAATCGACGACCGACGAAATGCCGGGCGTCGGGATCGCGCTGTTCGGTAATGAGCGCGTCCAGCAGACAATCGACGGCGGCGCACGCTCAGCGGCTTTCGCGCAGCTGTTCAGCCGCGCGGCGATGTCGCTCACCCGGTCGAAGCCGTTCGATGCCGATATCGAGGCTATGCTCGACGCTTGGAGCATCGAAGGAGAACAGGTTCGCAAGGAAGTGGGGCGCATCGCGCGGATGCCCGGCGCGTTGCGCGGCGCGACCCACGTACTTGAGCTGGCTCACATGCTGGCGGTGGTCGACGAAACCGCGCTGACCCTGCGCCATGTGCAGGACGCCTGGGCGCAGCTCTCCAAGCGGAGGGAACAGCCGTGATCGGCGCGGTGCGAGAGCTGGTCATCGCCTTCAACGCAGCGATGGGCCCGGGCGCGGCACGGCGGGAGGCGCTGGTCGTCCTCCCCTCGCTCGTGGCGCTGTTCGCGATCCTGCTGCTGGTCGCGATCGCGGGCGGAGAGGGCTGATGTCGGTGCGCAATCCGTTCATCGTCACCGCGCTCGAGTTCGTGGAGCGCGAGACCGGCCTGACCCGCTTCGACCTGTTTTCGAAGCGGCGGACGGCCGACGTTGTCTGGGCGCGCACGCTGCTCGTCTGGCTGCTTCGCGAGCACCGGCCCGGTTCGATGAGCTATCCCAAGATCGCGAGCCTGCTCAACGGCCGCGACCACGCCACGATTATTCACGCGCACAAGGTCACCGCGCCGAGGCTGCGCGAGGCCGATCCGTCGTTCGACGAAGCCTGCGCCAAGTTCGTCGCGCAGATCGAGCAGGAAAGGGAAGCAGCATGAACGCCGCGACCGCACGCCGTGCCGGCGCCGGACCGCACCGCCGGTCGATGATTGCGAAGATCCACGTCGCACGCAGCCAGCTGCGGATGGAGGAGGACGATTATCGCCAGATCGTGTTCGATGCGTCGGGCAAGACCAGCTCGGCCGACTGCTCGGACGCGCAGCTCGAGGCGATCATCGATGCGCTGAAGCAGCGTGGGTTCAAGCCGCTGCCGAGAAAGGGTGCGCAGCGCGGTGCGCAGCATCCCGTGGCGCGCAAGGCGAGGGCGCTGTGGATCTCGCTCCACCAGCTGGGTGCAGTGCGTAACGAGAGCGAGGCGGCACTCGAATCCTTCGCCAAGCGACAGCTCGGGTGCGAGCGGCTTGACTGGGCCCGCCAGTCGGACGGCTATCGCCTGATCGAGGCGCTGAAGAACATGGCGGAGCGGGAAGGCTGGGCGCAGCGCGGGCCGAAGGGCGAGAAGCTGGCCGTGCGCCAACTGCAAAAGGGCCTGTGCGAGGCGATCCTCTCCAAGCTGAAGGCGAAGGGGCTGGCGGGCGCGGACTGGTCTCTCGACGTCGCGGCCTACCGCCTGCTGGGCGAGGAGGTCGACACGCTGCTCGCCACCTCGCCAGAAACCTACGCCACGCTCGCCGCCCAGCTGGGCCGGGTGCTGCGCGGGGAGGGTGGCCCGCGATGAGCCGCCGCCCGCTGCCCAGCCAGGAGCAGAAAAGCGTGGTCCGGATAATAGGGCTGGCTCCGCTGGCGCGCGCCCATGCGAGCCAGCCCCGCGACCCGCTCAGCTATCACTACCCGACATGGGCGAAGCGGCTTCGCCTGGCCGAGCTCGAGGTGATCAGGAACCTGCGCGCCAAGGGAGTCACGATCGAGCAGCTGGAGGAGGGGGCGGTGCGGATCACCTTCGCCGGCATCCGCACGACGTCGCGTCTCGGGCTGCGCAAGGCCCTCAAGAACTGGTCGGAAAAGGCGGAGGGAAGGCGCGTCGACGGCTTCTATCGCGCCGCAGGACAAGGACAGAAGACATGAGCAGAGCACTGGTTGTCGTGGAGCGCGATCGCGCGCCGACCCTGGCCGACCGCATTCAGCGCGGCGCGCGCGGTTATGCCGCCAGTTACCTGCCGGGCGAGCTCAACCGTTGCCCTAGCTGCGGCTGCAAGCAATGGCATGTCGGGCGGGTCACCGCCACCTGCTCGCGCTGCGATCTGCCGCTGGCGATCGCTGCCGACGGGCGGGGTGGAGCGAACTGATGGGCACGCTTCGCGTCTCCGATCATGCGCTGCTGCGCTTCCTCGACCGGTCGGCCGGCATCCCGGTCGAGCAGCTGCGCGAAAGTCTCGCCCGGTCGCTCGACAAGGCGCACGACGCGGCGGTCGAGATTGGCGCGCGCGACTATTTCATCGCGGCGGCAGACGGCCTGTTCCTCGTCCGAAACGGCGTGGTGGTGACCGTGCTGGAGGACGAGGAACCCGGCACGACGCTGCGCCGACTGCGGCGCATGGCGAATGAGCGATAGGCTCACCCCCACACTGATCGCCCTGATCGGCGAAGACGGCCTTATCGCGCTGGCCGAGGCGTTTGGCGGGCGGCGTCTCTACGTGCCCGAAAAGCTCGACCCCGATCATGCGATAACGAAGGCGATCGGCGAGGAGCGCGCGGCCAAGCTCAATCGGCTCTACTCGCTCGCCTATATTCGCGTCCCCATTGCGCGAGAGCTGCGCGCCGTGCATTACCGCAAACGCGGCCTCTCCAATGGAGAGATCGCGACGAAGCTGGGGATCGTCGAACCTTCGGTCGACAAGATTTTCGCCCGCATGGCGAAGCCCCCGGTCAAGGGCAGCGCGCAGCTCTCGCTCGATATCTAGCAACCATGCCCGCCTTGGCGGGCATGCTCTCCAAGCCCGGCAGACCATAGAGCTGTCGGCATGCAACAGCCGCTCCTCTCCGAACGCACACTGCTCGAAATCGCCGAGGTCGAAGCCCTCGTTCTTCGGACCTACCGCGACAGCCAAGGCGTCTACACCTGGGGTTTCGGGGTCACCAGCGCGAGCGGCCACCGGGTCGAGCGATACCTCGACAAGCCTTCTTCGATCAAACGCGCGATCGAGGTCTACGAATGGCTGCTCCGCACCAAATATCTCCCCGAGGTGCTGGATGCCTTTAAGGGGCGCGCGCTGAGCGAGGCGGAACTCACAGCAGCGCTTTCGTTTCACTGGAACACGGGATCGATCGGCGAGGCCCACTGGGTGCGAAGCTTCCTTCGCGGTGACGTGGACGCCTCCCGCCGCGAGTTTCTCAACTGGTCCAAGCCGCGTGAGATCATCGGGCGGCGGAAGGGCGAGCGCGCCCTGTTCTTCGATGGCGTCTGGACTGGGGACGGCTTCATCACGATCTACGACAAGGTCGCGCCGATCAGCCTTCAGCCGATCTGGTCGAGCGCGCGGCAGATCGACATTCGCGACGAAGTGCGCGCGGCGCTGGCCAAGGCGCGCGGAGAGTGAATCCTCTCGCCATCCTAAGCGGCCTCTTAGGCGTCGGTAAATGGCTGCGGAAAGCCGCCTCACGGCTGCTCAATTGGATCTTGTCCGATTGGCGCAACGGGCCGCTGCTGGTTCTCGTCCTGTGGGGCGCGGCGCACGTTTTCCTTATCGATCCGAGCATGCGCGCCGATCTTGCGAGCGAGACTTCCCGCGCGGATCGCGAAGCGAAGAATGCCGACGACTGGATGGCCTCGGCAGAGAACTGGGAAAACGAGTTCAACGCCTTCGTCGCCGATGTCTCAGCCGCGCAGATCGCCGCCGCCGAAGCCGACCGCGCCAATATCGCGCGGGTCGAGGCGGAGTTTGCCGCCATCAACGAAAGGACCACCGATGATTACGAAGCCCGCCTTGCTGGCAGCGCTGCTGCTGCTGAGCGCCTGCGCGACCGCCTCGCCCGAGCCGAAGCCCGGTCTCCCGCCGAAGGTGGAAGTCTCGGCGGTGACGCGGGAGAGCCCGTCGATCTCACCGCCCGATGCCAGGCTTTTGGAGCCGCCGACTGTGACGGACTTCTACGGCAGCTTCCGTGGGTCCTCGCCGAAGCCCAGGCCAACACCGACAAGCTCGTCCCCCTCCAACAGTGGGTCGCCAGCTCCGCGCTGATCGACTTCTCCGGCAACCAGCAGGAGCCCGCGCAGTGAGCGAGCCGTTGACCTTCCCGCAGTTCCTGCTCGGCTGGGTGCCCGCGCTGGCCGCGAGCAGCGTGGTGCCCGAAGCCGCGCCGCCGCTGGCCGATGCGATGCTGGTGGTGATCGGCGGGGTGCCGGTGCCGCTGGTGACATGTGCTCTGGGCCTGCTGGGCGTGCTGATGGCGCGCCCGCTCGCCCGCAAGAGCGAGAGCGCCCTGAGCTGGCCGCTGTTCGCGCTGGTCAGCGCGATCATGCTGATCCTGGTCGAGCTGTGGATCATCGAGAGCCGCCCCGGCTGGCTGTTCGCGTTCGTGATCGCGCTGGGCCTCGGCTTCTCCGGCTATTCGCTGATCGAGCTTCTGGGGGACCAGATGCGCGACTTCATCAAGGACATCGTGGGCAAGGCGCGTGGTGCGATCGGCCTGGGCAAAGACGGAACGGACACATGATCGGCCCCTATCTCGAACTCCTGATCATCGCGATCATCATCGGCGGCATCGTGTTCCTGGTCTGGAGGGGCGGCGCGGCAAACCCGGTGGGAACGGGCAAGCTGCTGCACGATGTCAGCAGCATGCGGCAAGAGCATATCGCCCACGGGCGGCGGCTGAAGAAGCTGGAGCAGGCGGCGGCCTCGGCAGAGGATGTCGAGCAGCTGCGCGCTGCCTTCGAAAGGCAGCAAGGCCGGGTCGAAGCGATCGAGCGCGAGGTTGCCGAGGTGGCGCAGATCGCAAGGTCCACCGCCGAGAGCGTGCGGGCAATCGATATTCGGCAGGACGTGATGGCGACAGACCTCGCCGCCGCGCGAGCCGATATCAGCAACTCCGCGCAGCAGATCGGGCTGATCTACCAGGTGATCGTGCCGAAGGGGATGCAGGGATGAGCTTCAAGAACAGTCTTTCCGATGCAATCGCGGCCGAGGCGCGGCTGATCATCCTGCGGGAGCTGGCCGGTCAGACCGATGGTCGGCTCTCGTCACTTTCGATCCGATCGATCCTCGACGTGCATGCCATCCGCCGCGACGGCGACTGGATCGCGACCCAGCTGCGCAAGCTGGAGAGCCTCGGCGCGGTCGAGCTGGGCGAAGCCGGCAGCACGCTGATCGCGAAGATCACCCGCACGGGCCGCGACCATGTGGAGGAGCGCGCGGTTCTTTCCGGCGTGGCGCGGCCTTCGGAGGCCGAGTGATGGATCTCGCACTGTCCATTGCGGCGATCGCTGCCCAGCTGCTCGCTGGGTGGCTTCTGGCCGACTTTTTGTCGGGGCTGCTTCACTGGGCAGAGGATCAGCTGGGCCCGGGGCGCGAGCACTGGCCGCTGATCGGTCGCCACGTCTTTGCGCCGAACCTGCTGCACCACAAGCGCCCACTCGACTTCACCCGTGCCAGCTTCGTCGGCCGCAACTGGACGACGTGGGCGGTCGCGAGCGCGCTGGCGCTGCCGCTGCTGCTGGCCTTCGGTCCGCAGTGGTGGCTGGCGTCGGCGTGGCTGGGCGGGATGATGGCCAACGAGGTTCACGCCTGGGCGCACAAGCCTGAGATGACGCCCGAGTGGGCCAAGCCGTTCCAGAATGTCGGGCTGATCAGCTATCGCTGGGCGCACGGCGTGCACCATCTCTGGCCGCACGACCGCCGCTATTGCGTCCTGACCGCCTGGCTCAACCCGCTGCTCGATCGTGTGCGCTTCTGGCGCGGGCTGGAGCGGTTGCTGCCGAAGGGTGTAATCCGATGAGCGCCGCCGATCGCCGCCAGGGCCGGGGCCGTCTGTCCTCGATCGACATGCTGCCCGAAGAGGCGGAGGAAGACGTTGTCTGGGCGCTCGAGGCGCTACGCGAACACAAGCTGCCGCAGAACACGATCCGCGAGGAGTTCAACGCCCGGCTGATCGCCAAGGATATCGAGCCAATCAGCAAGAGCGCGTTCAACCGCTATGCGGTGCGCAAGGCGATCCAGTTCCGCAAAATGGACGAGGTGCGCCGGATTTCATCCGAGCTGGTCGAGACGCTGGGCACGGACGCGCCCGACGACGTGACCGTTCTGGTCGCAGAGATGATCAAGGTCTCGATGTTCAAGATCCTCGAGGACAAGGAACTCGACCCGAAAGCGATCATGGAGCTGAGCCGGGCGCTGCAGTCGACCGTGAGCGCGCAGCGCGGCTCGGAAGAATATCGCAAGCAGCTCGAGAAGCGCGTCGCCCAGCAGCTTGAGGAAGCTGCCGATCGCGCCGAGGTCAAGATGAGGGAGGCTGGCCTTCCGGCCGATCGCATTGCGCAGCTGCGCAAGGACTTCCTTGGGGTGAAGTCATGAACCGCTCGGAACTAGCGCAGCGGGCAGAAGTAGCCGCGGGCGTTGTGATAGAAGCGATTGCGCCCTTCGCAGCCGGGCGTCAGCCGGCAACGTGTACTCTTTCCCCAAAGGTCGAAGTCGGGGCCCTTCGCGGCAACGACCTGCGCAAGGTCGACTTCGCGGTATTTCCCCTGGCAGGTGTCACACCAGGCGCGCACCCGCACGCCATGCTGGATCATCAGTGTGACGCTGGCCGTCGAGGGCGGTCGATTCACGGAAGGCAAGCGCATCGGTCTTTCGTGAGAACAGGAGCGGAACGAGTCAATCCGGCCTTGCCCGTCGCTGGGGGCGAGCAATGAAGGACGGAACCTTCAACCTCGGCGCGCGGGGCCTCGAAGTGGTGTTCGCGAAGATCGATGGCGAGCGGCTGGCACTGGTCGCGAAGACCCGCGACGTGCGGGATGTCAGGATAGAGCTGAATGCCGAGCAGCGGGCCGCGCTGAAGCAGCTGCTCGATGACTGACATCGCCGATCTCCCCACCGCCGACCAGCTCCCGCCGCGATCGCCGGTCGACGATCTGCTGCCCGGTGCGCTGCCGCCGCCCGACTTCGATCCGCTGGCCGATGGCATCCTGATGGAGCACCAGAAGGCGTGGATCGCCGACCAGTCGCCGCTCAAGCTGGCGGAGAAGGGGCGGCGGACCGGGGTCACCTTCGCCGAGGCGCTCGATTCGACGCTGATCGCGGCGGCGGCGAAGAGCGCGGGCGGCGATACGACCTATTACATCGGCGATACCAAGGAAAAGGGCCTCGAGTTCGTCTCGGTCTGCGCCAATTTTGCCAAGGTGGTCGCGCGCGAGCTGCTCAGCGTCGATGAGTTCCTGTTCGAGGACGTCCAGGAGGACGGATCGAGCAAGCACATCACCGCCTACCGCATCCGCTTTGGCTCCGGTCACCAGATCGTCGCGCTGTCGAGCAATCCGGCCAACATTCGCGGCCTGCAGGGGCGGGTGGTGATCGACGAGGCGGCGTTCCACCGCAATGTCGCGGCGGTGATCGATGCCTGTAACGCGCTGCTGATCTGGGGCGGCACAATCCGCATCATCTCGACCCACAACGGCAACCTCAATGCGTTCAACGAGCTGATCAAGGAAACCCGCGCCGGTCAGTACGACTATTCCATCCACACGATCACCTTCGACGACGCGGTCGAGAACGGGCTGTACGAGCGCGTGTGCCTGATGAAGGGGACCGAGCCGACGCCAGAGGGTAAAGTGGAATGGTATCGCACGATCCGGCGCGCCTACGGTAGCCGGGTCGAGGCTATGCGCGAGGAGCTGGACGCGATCCCGCGCGAAGGCGAGGGCGTCCTGCTGCCGCTCGCCTGGATCGAGGCGTGCAGCACCTCGAAATATCGCGTGGTGCGCTGGCAGCCGCCCAAGGAGAAGTTCGGCGGTCGCGACTTCGTCCACTGGCCCAAGGAAGCGCGCGAGGCGGAGATGGCCGCGTTCCTGCGCCGCGAGGTCGCTCCGCTGCTGGAGGACTATGCCGATCGCAATCTCGCGTGGTTCCTCGGCGAGGACTTCGCCATGCGGCAGGACCGCACCTGCCTGCCGATCGGCTTCGTGGACCAGCAGCTGAAGCGGCACGTCCCGCTGATCGTCGAGCTGCGCGAATGCCCATACGACCAGCAAAAGCAGGCGCTGTTCTGGCTGGTCGACCTGGTCGGAGAGCTTGGCCGGTTCGGTAGCGGCATCCTCGACGCGAACGGCAACGGCATGGCGCTCGCGCAGGAAGCGGCCCAGCGCTACGGACCCGAGCGGATCGTCGAACTGATGCCGTCCGATGCGTGGCGGCGGGAGACCGGGCCGCGCTTCCGCGCCGCGTTCGAAGACGGCACGATCCTGATCCCGGCCGACAAGGACGTGCGCGACGATCTGCGCCAGCTGCAGATGATCGGCGGGGTCGCCAAGATGCCTCGGAGCATCCGGACCGAGGGCACGGATGGCGGCAAGCGCCACGGGGACGCCGCGGTCGCGCTGTGGAACTTCCACGCCGCCAGCTTCAGCGAGGCGATCCCGGTCTACGATTACCGCCCTGTCCGCTCTGCCGGCCGCGCCGGGACCGACGGGCCGGACGACGATTTCGATGACGCCGAAGAGGGGCGGGGATGGTGGCGTCAGCCTGCCGGCATGCACCTGCGAACAGGAGGGCCGCTGTGAGGCCCGAGAAGCGATTTGAGCGCGTCCAGCGCCCCGCGACACCCGAAAGCGCGCCGACCCACCTCTTAAACCCTCTAGTTTTGCCCTCAGAGGCCAATTCGTTTTCGCCGGAGACCACCTGATGCCAGAACTCGTCGACCATCTCGGCAGGCCGCTGCGCAAGACAGTGCTGAAGCAGGAAGTCGCCGGGCCGACCCTTGCGGGCGTGCGGCAGCCGATCTCCGGCTATCCCGGTGACGGTCTGACCCCGCCACGCCTTGCGCGTATCCTGCGCTCCGCCGACGAGGGCGAGCCGATGGCCTATTTCGAGCTGGCCGAGCAGGTGGAAGAGCGCGACCTGCACTATCTCGGCGTGCTCGGCACCCGCAAGCGTGCGGTCAGCCAGGTCGACGTGACGGTGGAAGCGGCATCGGACGAGGCGGTTGATGTCGCCAAGGCGGACATGGTGCGCGAATGGCTGAGCCGGGACGAGCTGGCCGATGAAACGTTCGACCTGCTCGACGCGATCGGCAAGGGCGTGTCCTTCACGGAGATCATCTGGGATACGAGTGAGGGCCAGTATCGTCCGGCGCGGCTCGACTGGCGCGACCCGCGCTTCTTCCGCTTTGATCGCGACGGCCGCACGCCGCTGTTGCGGGGCGGGATCGGTGGCAACGATCCAGACGAGCCGCTGCCCGCGTTCAAGTTCATCCAGCTGAGCATCAAGGCGAAGTCGGGCCTGCCAGTTCGCTCCGGCCTCGCGCGGCTCGCCACCTGGAGCTGGATGTTCAAGGCCTATACCCAGCGCGACTGGGCGATCTTTACCCAGACCTATGGTCAGCCGATCCGAGTGGGCAAGTATCACCGGGGCGCGACCGAGGACGACCGCAACACGCTGTTCCGCGCGGTCGCCAACGTGGCGGGCGATTGCGCGGCGATCATTCCGGAAGGGATGGAGATCGACTTCGTCGAGGCGGACAATCTGGGCGCAGGCTCCACCCTATACGAAAAGCGCGTCGACTGGCTCGATCGGCAGATCTCGAAAGCGGTGCTGGGGCAGACCAACACCACCGATGCGCAGGCTGGCGGGCTCGGCTCGGGACAGGCCACCGTCCACAATGATGTGCGCGAGGATATCGAGAAGGCCGACTGCAAGGCGCTGTCCGCCGCGCTCAACCGCGATCTCGTGCGGCCCTGGTGCGATCTCGAATATGGTCCCTCCGATCGCTATCCGCGCCTGGTCATCGCTCGGCCGGAACAGGAAGACCTGAAGCTGCTGTCCGAAGCGCTGGGGCCGATGATCGATCGCGGCCTGCGCGTCGGCCAGTCGACGATCCGCGACAAGTTCGGGATCGAGGAGCCGAGCGCGAGCGAGGACATCCTGCGGCCGCAGCGCGATCAGGCCGCGCCGATCGCGGTGAGCGGGGAGACGCGTGCCGCACTTCAGGCCCAGCAGCGCGAAGCACGAACGCCCGACCATCCTGCAACGGTGATCGCGCGGCAGATGGCAGAGCGGGCGGACCCGTCGATTCAGGCGATGGCAAAGACCATCGAGCTGATGATGGAGCGGGCAAGCGATCTCGCCGAGTTGCGCGAGATGATCCTGACCGGTTTTCCCGAGATCGACGCGAGCGACCTCTCAGCGGTGCTTGAGGAGGGCTTTATCGCAGCGCATGCCGCCGGCCGGAGCGATGCCGTCGACGAGAGCGCGTGATGAAGGCGCTGGTCCCTGTTTCCTTCGCCTGCAATGATCCAGACAATGGTCACTTCTCAGGAAGAATTGCGGAAATCTGCATCCGCGACGCTGAATTCGAGGCATCGAATCTCCGAGGCTATACCTTCACCGTAGAGGTGGATGGAACGCTTCGTCTGCATGGCTCCCGTTTTGCGTTTGAGCGGATGAGCGAGTGGCATGGGAACTGGTGTTGGAATTGTTATTGGCTTCCCCGCCGCGACGTAAAACGTCTGCTGGCAGTGATGCTCAATCGCGGCTGGGTCTGCACCGCCGGGCCATCTCGCTTCTGTGACTGGTACGATGTGAAGTTGAACAGATGAGCGACGAGCATCCCTCTGCTGCCACGGGCGTGTTTCGCCGACCGTTTACCGAGCAGGTCGCATACTTCCGGCGCAAGCTGCGCAATCTCGTGCCGACCGAGCGATGGGACGACCTTGTGCGGCAGGAGCACGATGACGCCTTCATGGTGGCGGGAGCGGTCAAGGCGGATCTGCTGACCGATCTCGCTGCGGCCGTCGACAAGTCGATCGCGGAAGGGCGCGGACTGGAAGAGTTCCGCCGAGACTTCCGCGATATCGTCCAGCGCAACGGATGGACCGGGTGGACCGGGGAGGGCAGCGTCAAGGGCGAGGCGTGGCGCGCGGGCGTGATCTACCGCACCAATTCCTACACCAGTTATGCCGCCGGCCGCTTCGCCCAGCTGAAGGCGGGCAACTTCAAGTTCTGGGTCTATCGCCACGGCGGCAGCCTCGAGCCGCGACCGCACCACCTGGACTGGGACGGAACGCCGCTGCCCCCCGAGCATCCCTTCTGGCAGACGCATTATCCGCCGAGCGACTGGGGCTGCAGCTGCTACGTCGTGGGCGCGCGGACCGAGGCGGGCATTCGGCGGGTCGGCGGCGATCCGGACAAGACCCTGCCTGACAACTGGCGCGAGCTCGATCCGAAGACTGGCGCGCCGAAAGGCATCGGTAAGAACTGGGACTACGCACCCGGCGCCAGCGCGGCCGACGCGGTGAACGCGATGGCGTGGAAGCTGGGTAACTGGGATCACCGGGTGGCGAAGGCGTTCATGGAAGCGCTCTCGCAGGAACAGGCCGATGCCATCTCTCGCGCCTATCGCAACCTGCCCAGCACTCGCGACGATGCGCGGCGCTATGCCCGCAGGATCTGGCGCGACCTCGAAACGAGCGAGCCCGGCCGCACTCTGGGGATGCTGCGCGGCGACCAGGTCAACGCGGTGGGGCGGTGGCGCGATCTCGACGTGTCCGGCTTCGATTTCTCCCTCACGGCGGACGAGGTGCGGCACGTCCGGCGCAACCATGGCGACCTCGCGACCGAGCTGCGCCGGGGCCAGCGGAGAATCGCGCCCGAGGATTTCGCGATGCTGCCGCGCGTCCTCGAGGAGGGAAGCACGCCCCGGTTCGTCGGTATGTCGCGCGGGCGCGATCGCCCGATCTTCGAGATCGTGCTGGAGATCGATGGAGAGACCTACGTCACCCGGTGGGAATACTGGCGCAGGCGCAGGAGCATGTCGCTGCTGAGCTTCTTCGTGCGCACCGGGGAGAGGGGATGAGGACCGCCCCCACCTCACGTCCGAAACGGTCAGGGATGTTTCCTGGTAGCAGGTGCGGTCGAGGAGCAGATTAACTATGTTCGAGGTGGAGTTCAACGCGGGCCCAGCGCGTAATGCACTGTCGCGTGCGATGCGCGAGCTGGAGGACATGACGCCCATATTCGCCGACATCCGCGAATACCTGATTGAGGTCCATCGCAGGCGATTCATCGAAGGGCGCGATCCCGATGGCAATGCGTGGGCACCGAAGAAGCAATCGACGCTCGATCGGTATCGCAGGCTCGGTTACGGCAACCTGCGCCGCCCGCTGATCGGCCCCGGCCGGACCCTGTCGCGGCAGATCCAGTCATTCGCGAGCAACAATGGCGTAGTGATCGGTTCTTCGCTGATCTATTCCGGGGTGATGCAGGAAGGGGCTGCCAAGGGTGCATTCGGAAACGACAGCCGGGGCAACCCGATCCCGTGGGGCACCATCCCCGCGCGGCGGTGGCTGGGCCTGTCCGAAGAAAACGAGACGGCGATCGTCGATATCGTCGACGAGCACCTTGGCGACACCCTGGGCGAATAGCTGCCCGCTGGTGTCTGTCGCACTCCCTAAATCGGCCTGATCGTTCGCGGTCCATTGCGCCGGCGCGCGTGCCTGTGGCAGTCAGGCGGCAGGCCGAAGCGCGAATCGCCGCCCGGCTGATCCCCCCGATATCCCCGACGCATTCGGCCCATGCCCGCCATGGCGGGCATGCCATCGCGCCCCGTGCGCTGCCAATCACCATCGGGTGACGACGAAGAGTTCAACCCTTGCCCTGTGCGGCGCGATCGCTCTCCCGGCCCAGCTGCCCGATGACGGCAGCGAGTGGCTGCACCTGCTGCCCGGCGGCGGCGTGGTCGAGACCGAGGATAGCCGAGGCCCCTACACGGTGCCGAGCTACGACGCGGTGGTGACCGCGTTCAATTCGGCGGGCCATCCACTTGTAGTCGATGAGTGCCATGCCACCGATCTGGCCGCGCCCAAAGGTGGGTCGGCCCCGGCCCGTGGCTGGATCGTCGCGCTCGAGAGCCGCGATGATGGCATCTGGGGCAAGGTCGAGTGGAACGCCGCCGGTCGCCAGCTGCGCGAGGACAAGGCCTATCGCGGCATCTCCCCGGCGATCCTGCACGACAAGGCGAAGCGCGTCCTCGCGATCGCGCGGGCCAGCCTCATCAATCTCCCGAACCTGAAAGGGCTGACTGCCCTGCACCAAGAGGAAACCACCATGGACTGGAAGGCAATGCTGATCGAGGCGCTCGGCCTCGAGGCGGACGCGACCGACGAGGCGATCAAGGCCGCTGTGACCAAGAAGCTCGGCATGGGTGACGAAGATGTCGCCGAGGAAGCGCTGCAATCCGCCCTGCAGGCGCAGGCCAAGCCGATCGCCACCGCGCTGGGCCTGCAGGCCGATGCATCGAACGACGCGATCGTCACCGCGATCGGCCAGCTCAAGAGCGGCGGCAGCGACGTGGTCGCCGCGCTCCAGTCCGAGCTTACCGAGCTGGGCACCAAGTTCGTCGCGCTGCAGTCGGAACGTGCCGGCGAGAAGTCGGCCGCAGTGATCGACAAGGCGATCCGCGAGGGCCGCGTGGGCGTGAAGGCCCAGCGCGAACACTATCTGGCGATGCACCAGGAGAACCCCGAGCGGGCCGAGGCGATCATCAATGGCCTGCCCAAGGTCGGCGGGTTGGCGCTGCAATCACAGGATCTGCCGCAGCGTTCGGCCGAAGAGCTCAGCGACGGGGACAAGGCTGCCATCGCGCTGATGGGCGTCGATCCCAAGGCATTCAAGGAAACCCGCGCCGTCGAGCTCGGCGCAACGGAGGCTTACTGACATGGCGCTTTCTGCAGATCGCAACACCCCCCGGGTCGAAGGGCCCATTCGCCGCCGCCCGGTGGCCGCTGACACGATCATCTACACCGGCGCACTGGTGGCGCAGAACGCCTCGGGCAACGCGGTGCCCGGCTCGACCGCCACCGGTCTGACCGCCTTGGGGCGGGCCGAGGCCCGCGCCGACAATACCGGCGGCGCGGCCGGTGATGTCACCGTAAATGTCCGTCGCGGCATCTTTCGGTTCAACAATAGCGCCGGTGGCGACGAGATCGCCGGGGATGACATCGGCAAGACCGCTTACATCGTCGACGACGAAACGGTCGCTCTCACCGACGGGTCTTCGTCCCGTTCCGCCGCAGGCAAGATCTACGACGTCGACGCCCAGGGCGTCTGGGTCGAAATCTAAGGAACCCCAAGCATGATCATCAATCGCGAAAACCTGGCCGCGCTCCGCACCGGCTACTCGACCGCCTACCAGAAGGGCATTACCGGCGCGCCCGAAGCGATGGCGGAGCGCATCGCGACCCGCGTTTCGGCGACCCAAAAGGAACAGCGTTACGGCTGGCTCGGGAAGCTGCCCAAGGTTCGGGAGTGGATCGGCGACCGCGTGATTCAGAACATCTCCGAACACGATTACGCGATCAAGGAGAAGCCGTTCGAACTGACCGTCGGCGTCGATCGCGACGATATCGAGACCGACAATCTCGGGCATTATGGCATGCTTTTCGAGAGCATCGGCGAAGCCACTGTCCTCGATCCCGAGCAGATGGTCTGGGATCTCCTGAAGGCGGGCTTCGCCACCGAGTGCTACGACGGCCAGTATTTTTTCGACAGCGACCACAAGGTGCTGGACGAGGACGGCAATCCGACCTCGGTATCCAATACCGGCGGTGGCTCCGGCACGCCTTGGTTCCTGCTCGACACCACGCGCGTGATCAAGCCGCTCATCAAGCAGGTCCGCCGCGACTTCGGTCGGATCGTCACGCTTGATCGTGAGGACGACGAGAACGTCTTCATGCGCAACGAATACCTTTATGGCGTCGATGCGCGGATGAACTTCGGTTTCGGCTTCTGGCAGATGGCCTACGGTTCCAAGCAGACGCTCGACGCTGCCGCTTATTCCGCTGGCCGCACCGCGCTGATGGAGATGAAGGGCGACTTTGGCCGCCCGCTGGGCATCAAGCCGAACCTGCTGGTCGTGCCGCCCGCGCTCGAGAGCGCAGGCCTCAAGATCCTCAACAACGAGCTCGGCAGCGGCGGCGAGACCAACGAGTGGAAGGGCACGGCCGAGCTGCTGGTCGTGCCGTGGCTCGCCTAGCGCCATCCGCAAATCAAACAACGAAGGCCCGCCGTCCGAGTGGCGGCGGGTTTTTCGGAAGGGCCGGTCTGCCGGCCCTTCCGAAAGACCCGAAAGGAACCTCAGCATGACCGACAACACCCAGACACCCGCGCCCGCGCTGACCGATGTGGACCACGTCGGCGCGAAGACGGCCAACGCACTCGCAGCGGCAGGCATCGAAAGCGTTGCCGCACTGGCGGCGGTCGATCTCGCCAACCCGCCCGCGCTGACCGATTTCCGGGGCACGCCCGCATGGACCGAGTGGGTCGCCGCCGCGAAGACGCTGGTCGCTGCCCAGACGCCGCCTGGAGCGGCTACGCGGCCCACAGCCGATACGCCGCCCGAGCCGCAGCTGACCCCCGAACAGGCGTCGGTGATCGCCAGCGCGGAAGCCACGCCGGAAGAGCAGCAGGAAGGCCCCGGCCAGCCAGACCCCGCCGGTGCACCGGCCATGGCCGATGATCCCTATGACGCGCCAGTCCTGGTCGTCACCGGGCCCAAGAAGGGCTTTCGACGCGCCGGGTTCGCTTTCGATGCGACGCCGCGCACGTTGAGCGCGGCCGATTTCGGCGAGGGGATCGACGCCGCGCGCCGCTTCATCGCGCTCTATCGCGAACCGAAGCTCAACGTCACGCTGCGCGCACCCGACGGGTCGCTGATCGAGTTCAACGAAGGCGACATCGCCGCCCTCGAAACCGTTCTCGCCGATCCGGATACCGACGAGGGCCGGGCGATCCTCGAGCAGTTCGGTCATCTGATCGAAGCCGCCTGACCGATGGCCTACATCGATCTCGACCAGCTGACCGATCGCTACGGGGAGGGGATGCTCCGCGACCTGACCGATCGCGCGACGCCGGCGGCGGGCGCGATCGATGCGGACGTGGTCGCGCGTGCGATCGCCGATACGCAGGCCGCGATCGATGGCCACCTGCTGGGCCGCTACAAGCTGCCGCTGGCGGCAACGCCGCAGCTGCTGGTCGACCTCGCACTGCAGATCGCGATCTACAAGCTTCACCGCTTCACGCCGAACGAGAAGATCGTCCAGGACTACAAGGACGCCATCGCCACGCTGGGCAAGATCGCGACCGGCACGGTGCGGCTCGACGTGGAGGGCGTGGAGCCCGCATCGAGCGGAGCGAGCGGCGTGCGGACCAATGACCGCGAGCGGCCCTTCACCGAAGACAGCCTGCGGAGGATCCTGTGATCCACACCGAAGCCGTCCGCGATCGCATAGAGGCGAAGATCCCCGACCTGGCCGGCCGGATCAAGTTTGCAGCCGAATGGGCGAAGGTGATCGAGACCGGGCAGATGCCGCAGTCCGACTTTGCCGGTTTCGTGCTGCCCGGTCTGCTGAGCGGCGGCAATGCCAACGCCAGCGCGGGGGCATTCACACAGGCGCTGCAGGAGACCGTGCTGGTCGTCCTGTGCCGCCGCGTCACCGACGATCCCACCGGGGGCAAGGCGATCGATGCGATCAGGCCCTTCGCCGCCGCCGCGATCCGCGCGATCGCCGGGTGGGAGCCGCCGGTGGCCGAGGGTGAGAGCTCACCGGTCGGTGTGTTCGAGTTTGCCCAGGGCGAGCTGGTCGGCGCGGTCGACGGCACGCTCGTCCTCGAGCTCCACTTCCGTCTCAATGACCAGCTGAGGATCTTCGAATGAGCCGCAAATCGCAGACCAGTGGCGCGACGCCGCCCGCTCCGCCGACGCCTGCCGCCGAGGCGGTGCCGATCGCGCGCCCGCGCAAGGGTGGCAGCTACGTCGCCGATGCCGCGACCGGCAAGATCGAGCGCAAGCACTTCACCAAGCCCGCCGATGCCACCGCCGCGCCCGACGCGACGGCGCAGGCCGGCGAGACGATCGAACAGAGCCAGACTGGCGACCAGGGCGAGGAGGGCTAGATGGCCGACCCGATCAAGTGGAAGTCCAAGATCATCCTCGCGAAGATCGAGAGCGAATACGGCAACGATCCCACGCCCACCGGCGCGGCCAACGCGATGCTGATGACCGATGTCGAGCTGCGGCCGATGGAAGGTCAGGACGTCTCGCGCAATCTCGAGCATCCGTGGCTGGGCGCGCAGGAGACGATCCCGGCCGGGCTTTACGTCACGCTGACCGGATCGATCGAGCTGCAGGGTTCGGGCACTGCCGGCACGGCCCCTGCCTATGGCCCGCTGCTACGCGCGTGCGGCGCGGCCGAGACGATCGTCACCGATACTAGCGTGGCCTACAACCCGGTGTCCGACGATCACGAGAGCGTCACGGTCTATTTCCAGATCGGCCCCACGCTGCACAAGATGCTCGGCTGCCGGGGCACCGCAACCCAGACGCTGAATGCGCAGGGCATCCCGGTGCTGCGCTACACGCTGATGGGGCTGTTCACGACGCCGGCCGATGCCGCGCGGCCGACGCCGGATTATACCTCGTTCCAGATCCCCAAGATCGCGACCAGGGCCAATACGCCGACCTTCACGCTGGGCGGCCAGCCGCTGGTACTGAGCCAGTTCAGCTTCAACCTGGGCAACGACGTGCAGCAGCGCCTGCTGGTCGGGCGCGAGGAGATGCTGATCGTCGACAAGGCGGAAAGCATCGAGGCGCGGGTCGAGGCGGTGCCGCTGGCGACCTACAACCCCTTCGCGATCTCGCAGGCGCGTACCCGGCAGGCGCTGGTGCTGGTGCACGGGACGCAAGCCGGGCTGACGGCCACGCTCAGCGCGCCGACCTGCTCGCTCGGCCGTCTGCCCAGCTACCAGCAGTCGCAGAACATCCTCGAATGGCCGCTGGCGATCACCCCGCTGCCCGACGAGGGCGACGACCAGTGGACCCTCACCTTCACCTGATCACCGAAGTCTCAGGGGCAGCTGAGGGGCCCCTGAGACACCCCTCAGAAAGGCTTCAGCATCATGTTCAAGATCGTCGATTCCGTCACCTTCACCCGCAAGGTCACCGCGCATGTCCCCGATGGCGACGGACAGGTGCCAGAAACCTTCAAGGCCACATTCCGCTCGATCCCGCCCGAGGAGGCGGACGAGTTCAACCTGATGAGCACCGAAGGGGCGAGCGAGTTCCTGCGGCGCGTGGTCGTCCGGCTCGACGATATCGGCGACGCGCAGGGCAAGCCGGTCGATTACTCGGACGAGGTTCGCGACCAGGTCATCCGCCTGCCCTGGGCGCGCGGCGCGCTGGCGCGGACGTATTTCGAGGAAGTGCGCGGCGCGAAGCTGGGAAACTAGAGGCAGCCGCGCGTGCGATCGTCGGGGTCTCGGCAGGCTTCGACGAAGCGGCGGAAGACGCCCGCACGCTCGGCCTGCCGGACGAACTGGTCGCGCAGATCGAAGGTGCGGCCGAGCTGAAGCAAGAGGACGGCACGCTAGGCATATGGCCGGAGAACTGGGACATCGTGATGGCCTTTGCAGCGGTCGCCAGCCAGTGGCGGACCGAGGCGCTGGGCGAGGGCGCGGTGCTCTATGTCGGGCTCGACTACACCGCCGTGGATGTCGGCCTGCGCCGCGCCGGGCTGACGCTCGATACGGCCGGGTGGCAGGGCCTGCAGGTGATGGAGCACGCTGCCTATCGCGCGCTCAACGAGCGGCTGCGGAGCTGAGCCGATGACGCTGCGCACGGCCCTAATGATTGCCGGTGACAGCGAGGGTGCGAAGCGTGCTCTGGCCGAGATGGATGCCGCTCTCGAAAGAGGCGAAAAGCAGGCCCTCGAATACAATGCCGCGTACGAACGCACGGACGCCACGATCAAGCTGCTCGCGAATGCGCAGGCGGCTGCCAAGCGGGAAATCGATGAGGCGAAGGCCGCGCTCGCAGCGGGGAAAATCACCCAAGCCGAATATAACCGCGAGATCCTCGAGACGAAGACTGCACTCGGGCTTGTCCAGGCCGAATACCGCAATTCCTCGACCGAGTTGCTGAAGCACTCGCAGAATCTCAATACGACGACGCAGATGACCGGCGCTCAGAAAGCCGGGGCGCAGCAACTCGCCTTCCAGCTGGGCGATATGGCGACGATGTATTCTATGAATGCGCGGCCAATGCAGATCTTCGCCAGCCAGGGCACGCAGGTTGTCCAGGCTATCGGCTTGATGCGCGGCGAGGCCGGCGGGCTGATCGGGTTCCTAGGTGGACCATGGGGGATTGGCATCATGGCTGCCGTGACGGCCATGAGCCCGTTCATCATGAGCATGCTGGATAGCGAAGACGCCGCAAATCAGGCGGAAGACGCGGCATTCGACTTCGCGAACGGTCTGGACGTTCTAACACTGAGCGCCGATCGTTCGACGGCTGCGATGCGCCAGCTGGTGAATGAGCTTCGTGGTGCGATTGCCGTCCAGGGTGACTACCTCCGAAGCTCTGCATTGCTAGCTGACCAGTCGGTAGGAAGCCTAGAAGCCCGCATCTCCAACGCTCAGCGCGAGCTCGCTCAGTTGAACCGCGAAAGCAGGGGCCCGCTACCGACCCTGCTGCCGCAGTTTTATGGACCCTCGACCGCTGACCTCAAGCGGCGTCGTGAGTTGCAGGCCCAGCTGGAAGGGGATCGTGCTGCGCTCGCCGATGCCAGACGCGCACAGGCCAGCGGTTCCATCGCTGTCGCACAGCAGGCAGTCATCGAACGCCGCGATCCTCGCGCGGCAGCGGAAGGTGAATTCAATCGGGCAGTTGGCGAGCTCAATCGCCGTCGTCGGCTGACGGTAGAGAACTCGGACGATCCGCTTTACCGCGTCAACAACCCGCAGGCCTTTCTTTCTGACGCGGACTATCGCCGCCAGTTCGACCAACTCTCGGATATCCGCGACGCCGCTATCGAGGCTGCGAAAGAGACCGACAAGGTTCGCACTGGCGGGAGGGAACGGTCAGGCGGTTCGCGCGATCGTGCCAGAAATACCGGTAGGCTGTCGGACGAGGCGCGCGAGCTGGAGCGTCGGAATGAGCAGGCCGTACGGTACATCTCTGGCTTGGAAGACGAGATCGAGGCGATCGGCCTGGACGAAAAGGCCCTGCGCCAGCTGGAGATCCAGCGAGCCAAGGAAGCGGCTGTCACCGATGACCAGCGTACGTCGATCGACGATCTCAACCAGAAGCGCGAAAAGGCGATCGCGCTGGAGGAGAGCCGCCAGCGTGCCGGCGCGATCCGCGACGAGACCAAGGGGATCGAGACATCCATCGCCTCGCTGGAGCGCGAGGCACAGGCGATCGGGCTGGTCGGTTGGGCGCGAGAGCGGCTGATCCTGAAGCTTGAGCAGCAGGCGCAGATGGATGCGCTGCTGGCCCAGCTGTCTCAGGCGAAAGCCAGCGGCATGCAGGACGAGATCGACTCCTTGCTGGGAAAGATCGACGCGCTGCAGATGATGAACGCGCTCGAGATCCAGATCGGCGATGCGAGCGAGGTTCACCGCGAGCAGGCCGAGGCAGCCGAGCGCAATGCCGAGAGCTATCGCCACCTCGGCCGATCGGCGGCGGGGGCGCTGTCGCAGATCCTGATTTATGGCGAGGGCGCGGGCGGAGTGATGAAGCGGCTTGCCACCTCGATCGCCGACGCCATCCTGCAGGCGAACCTGCTGGGCGAAGGGCCACTGGCCGGTATCTTCGGCGGTGGCGGCGGTGCGGGTGGTCTGATCGGCAGCCTGCTGGGCGCGATCGGTTTCGGCGGCGGGCGCGCGAGCGGCGGGCCGGTATCGCCCGGCCAGATCTACGCGGTCAACGAACGCAGCACCGCGCCGGGGTTCTTCCTGCCGGTGGGCCCCGGCCGGATCGATCCGCCTTCGAACGACAACCCCGGTGCCGGTGGCCGCGCCAGCGCGCCGGCGCAGATCTATTTCGACTTCCGCGGCGCGGTGACGCGGGACGAGCACATCCGCGAGATGCGCGCGATCGCGCAGAATATCTCGGGCGGCTTGATCAGCCAGTACGACAGTGGTTTGCCCGACCGGATCGACGCCCATGTTGCGAGGTCGCGATGATCTTCGACTGGCCAGCGAACCTCGTCCCCCAGCAGCTGACGATCATGCCGCCGAGCAAGACCTCGGGGCTGTCGACGAGCCTGTCGGGCTTTACCCAGGCCGTGCCCGCGATCCGGCCCCCGTTCCGCCTGCGCATGGAATTCGGCAACCTGTTCGGCGACGAGGTGCTCGCCTGGCGCGCGGCCATGGGGCTTTTCGAAGGGCGGACGAACATCGCGCGGATCCCGCTGTTCGATTTGTGGTTCCGCGCCAACGACCCGGCGATCGGCGCGGGCAGCGTGAGCCATTCGGATGGCAGCGCCTTTTCGGACGGCACGCTCTACGTCACCGACGACCTCAGCGGGGTCACCACCACCACCGTGCAGGGCCAGCGCAATATCGCGGCCGACTTCGGCAGCTATGGCCAGCTGCTGCAGGCGGGCCTCTATTTCGGGCTGGGCGAGCACTGCTATCTCGCGACCGGCGTATGGTGGAACGGCACGGTCGCGACGATCCGGACCACGCCGACCATGCGCAAGGCCTACGCGGGCGAGGCGCTAAAGCTGCGCCCGGTGATGCGGGTGGGGCTGCCCGACGACAATTCGGGCGAGCTGTCGCTGAAGACCGGGCGTTACGGCGGGCCGTCGCTGGATCTGGTGGAGAGGTTCGATGAGCCTCTTTCCTGAGACGATCAGGCGCTATGCCGCGGGCGGCAAGGTGGAGGCCGCGACGCTTGTCTCGATGCACTTCGCGTCGGAGACGTGGCGTCTGTGGGGCGGTCTCGACGTGCTCGAAACCAACGATGACAATCGCTGGCATGGCCTGGGCACGTTCGGCTCGATCACCGGGCTGCAGCAGGCAACCGATGGCCGCGCGCCCGAGGCGACGATGACCCTGTCGGGCGTGACGCCCGAGGTGATCAAGATGGCCCGCGACGACTTCGCGACCGAGGCAAGAAACCGCCTTGTCCGGGTGTGGCTGCAATTCTTCGGGGTCGACGATCCGGAAGACCCCGACAACCAGCGCTGCCTCGACAACCCGTTCCCCATCTGGGCGGGGCGCATGTTGCGGCCCGGCTTTACCTTCGATCGCGGCGACGACGAGGAGCCGGAGGAGTCGACGGTCAGCGTCACGCTGGAGAGCATCTTTACCTCGCGCAGCCGCCCCAACTTCGCCCTGTGCACGGACTCCGACCAGCAGGGCCGCTTCCCCGGCGACAAGGGGTTCCAGTTCGCCGCGACCCTTCGCAACAAGGTGCTGACATGGCCGGACTACTGAGCGAGCCCGTGCCGATGGAGCAGGCGCTGTCGGCCACGTTCCGGCGCTGGGCGCGCGAGCCGTTCCACACGCTGAAGGCGAACTGCGCGTTTTCCGTGCTCGACTATGCCGAGGCGGTGACCGGTCGACGGGCCGATCCCGATCCGCGCCAGCTGTTCCAGGCCCTGAAGATCGACGGGCCGATGCTGGGCGCGTGCTTCTCGGTGATCGAAGGGCTTGGCTGGGTGCGAGTGGACGAAGAGCGTCGCGGCGACGTCGGGCTCGTCCAACTCCCCGATGGTCTGACCGCGTGCATCTGTGCCGCGCCGCAGGTCGGCCCGTCGCTGCCGTCGTGGGTCGCGCGTCGGCCGCGCGGGTTTGCGAGCATGCCGGTGACGGCAGAAATGGTCTGGAGGGCACCATGCCTTCGGTCCTGACCTGGGCAACCGTGCTGCTGGCTTCGGCCGGCGCGAGCGGCACCCTCGCGGTGGTGGGTGCCTATGTGCTGGCAGGCGCGATCAGCGTTGGTTTCTCGATCGGCGCCAACGCCCTGATTGGTGCGCTGTTCGGCCCCGGCCGCCCTGCGCCGAGCGATGGCCAGAGCATCTCGGACGATCCGGTCGGTTCGCACCGCCGCAATTACGGCATCGTCCACACCGGCGGGCAACGCACCTTCCGTGAGAGCCGCAACGGGACCATTGGCCAAGTCATCACGCTCGGCCTGGGCCGGGAGAACGATGTCATCGAGCATCGGATCAGCGACAAGCCGGTGACGCTTGATGCGGGCGGCTTCGTGACCGAGGCGAGCTTCCACGGCGCGGTTAGCATCCACACGCGATCGGGCGCGGCCGACCAGATGGCGATTGCCGAGCTGACCGCATTCTTCCCCGAATGGACCGCCGCGCATCGCCAGCGCGGCTGCCCGCACGCGGCGATCATCGGCCGCGCGGTGGAGGCGGAGCAGTTCAGCGAGGTCTATAACGGGCGTGAGCCCGCCTATACGCAGGTTCGCAAAGGGGTGGGCCTGTACGATCCGCGCCTCGACGATACGATGGTGATCGGGACCGACGAAGCGGGCGAGCCGGTCTACGGCTCGGGCTCGGTCCGCCTCGACGATCCGCTGACATGGCCGTGGAACGACAACTGGGCGCTGGTGACGGCGGACTATTTCGCACACCCGGACGGGTTCGGCGGCGGCTATGCCGATGTGAACTGGGCCAATATCGCGGCGGAAGCGGATATCTGCGACCAGACCGTTTCGACCGCCTCGGCTGAAACGATCGCCCGCTGGCGCATCTGGGCGAGCTACAAGCTGGCGAATGAGAAGCGGGCGGACATCCTTGAGGCCATGCGCCTCGCGGCGGACGGCTTCTTCTGGCAGGACGCCGAGGGCAAGTTCAACGTGATGTGCGGGCGCTGGGTCGAGCCTGACCTAGTGATCACCGACGACCACATTCTGTCGCTGACCGCAGCGCAGGGGCCGGAGGCCTATCAGGTCACCCGCGCGGTCAAGGTGCTCTATACCGAGGCCTCGATCGGCTACCGCGAGCAGGAGAGCGCGACCTTCGGATCGCTGGAGGCGGACGACGACGGCGAAGCGCAGGCGATCCAGGCCTATTACGCGCCGCATCACAATCAGGCCGCACGGATCGGCAAGCTCGCGCTGGCCGAGCTGAACCCCGACCGCTGGCGCTTCAACGCGATGCTCAACCTGCTCGGCATCGATTGCCTGGGACGACGATTCGCGCGGTTCGAAAGCGCCAAGCTGGGCCTGAGCATGTGGGTCAAGATCGGCGCGCCCAAGCTCGACCTGATCAATCTGCGCATCGAGACTGCGCTGACGCAGGTCGAGCCCGCGGATTGGAGCTTCGACGCGGCGCTGGAGGAAGGCACGCCCCCTGTGGCCGACACGGGCACGCCCTCCAGCGCAACGATCGAGGAGGTCACGGGCCTGATCCTGTCGGTGATTGATATCCAGTTCGGGGAGACCATCGGCGTTGCGATCGAGGCCAATTGGGATGCGACCGTTCGACCGGGGCTTATCTACGAAGCGACGTACCGCGAAAGCGGCGGCAGCACCTGGTACCCGATGTCGATCGACCCGGATGCCTCGCCCCCTTCCGCGCGCACAGGCCCGGTCAGCAGCGGCGTGGCATACGAGGTGCGCGTGCGGGCGCGGACCTTCACCGGCCGATCCGGCGAGTGGAGCCCGGTCGCGACCATCACGCCGATCGCTGGCGTCTTTCTGGGCGCGCCCACCTCGCTCGCCGCGAGCGGGGGCAGTGGCCTTGCCGACATCAGCTTCAGCATGCCGACCAGCAGCGCGCTCGATTACGCCCGCCTGTTCGGCTCCGACACGTCCGATTTCGGGGACGCGGTGCAGGTGGGCACCGACATCACGGGCGCACCCGGAACGCAGGTGACGCGGCAGGAGACAGGGCTCTCCGCCGGCACGCGATATTACTGGGCGCAGGCCTTCGACAGCGATGACAACGGATCGGGCGTCACCGGCCCGGTCGCGGCAACGATTACCTAAGGGAGCGAGACGATGGGTGCGGTCTACCAGCATGCGCAACAGGTCTACCGGGACTTCACTACCGATGGGGTGCAGACGAGCGGCCTGCATGCGCCGACGAAGAGCGATATCAGAGAGCTGTTTCAGACGGTCGACAACGCGATCAGCGCCGCACAGGCCGGGCTGACGGCCGTTGCCGATGTGAGCGCCCGCGACAGCTTCTTCGCGACGGCCGCCAACCAGAACCGCCTGGTCTACGTCAACGACAACAATGGGGCGGACGACGATCCGGCCAATGGTGTCTACGAGTATGTCGACGGCGCGGCGCGGCTTGCGACCGGCTTCTACCAGGGCGTGGCGCTGGTGGTGCAGCCTCTTGTCGACGAGGCCGAGGCGTGGGCGCAGGGCACCGAACCGGGTGGGACAGGGACGAAGAGCGCCAAGGAATGGGCCCAGTCGATCGCCGGGCTGGTTTCGCTCGATGTCAATGACAACGCCTTCGCAGCGGGCGCGGGCAATGGATCGGTATCGGGCAGTGGAAATACGGCCTTCGCGTATCACGCTGCGCGCGATCTGCTCGCCGGGATCGGCAATACGGACTTCGGCCGGGGCGCAGGCCGTGGCAACCTGAACGGAGAATACAACCTCAACGCAGCGCATAGCGCCGGTCTGCTGATCACAGGCGGCGATTTCAGCGTTCGCCTTGGCTATCTGACGCAGGGCAACGTCGTCACTGTCTCGTCCCGCAATGCGATCGTGGGGGCATACGGCGCGCAGTATTATCAGGGCAACGAATTTGCCGGACTAGGCTTCGGGGTGGGCAGCAACCTTACGACCGGGGTTCGCTTTGCTGGGCTCGGGGCGGGGGCCGGAGGCACCGCTACTGTCAACGATGCGGTCACGGCGCTGGGCTGGGGGGCCGATATCTCAGCCGCCGCGCGCGATGCCGGTTACAACAACATGACCGCCGTCGGTGCCCTGGCAATCTGCACCAACGAGAATCAGGTGGCGCTGGGCGACAATCAGGTCACCGAGATCCGCGCGTTCAATATGATCGCCATGCGCGGCATCCCCGCCGCGCGCAGCTGGTACGCCGGCAATGCGGGCAACAACAACGCCGCCAACCAAGGGTGCTTCGGCATTGGCGAGGGCGTTCTCTGGCTGTCGACCTCGTCGAGCAATGTCCTTGGGTGGGGCGATCTGTGCCTCGCCAACCACGAAGGGTCGAACGGGGTCATCTCGCTCGGCAACCGCTCGATGCAGGAGAGCATCGACATCAAGGACAGCGTGGTCCTTGGCGTTCTGGCGCTCAACGAGCGGCAGCACGGCGTCGGCTTCACGATTGCGGGCTACCGTGCGCAACAGCACGGCGTCACCAGCAACAACGTGTCCGCCTTCGGCGACAGCGCGGCCTGGCAGTACCAGGGCGATGGCGGCGTCTTCGGCGGCTATGTGGTTGCCGAGCTGATGCAGACCGGCGACGGGGTGGTCATCCAGGGCCGTGCCGCTGCCCGGCACCGCAAGAACGGCGATCACGTTATCTTGATCGGCGAATGGGCAGGTGGCTTCCCCGACGCGGCCGGCGTCGACATCGAGGCCAACCTTGGCGCGGTCACGGCCGGCGATCGGGTGGTTGGCATCGGCCAGCGCGCGATCATGCAGGCGGTCGGCAGCGACATCGTGGCGATGGGTGATCTTGCGGGCAGCGCGGTCACCCTCGGCACTGGCAGCATCTTCATTGGCTCCGGTGCGGGTGCTGGTGAAAGCCAGAAGCCGGACATCGCGAACGCCATCGTCATCGGCACCGATACCGACGCTGCGAACGACAACGAGATCGTCCTGGGCAACGCCTCGCATACGACCCTCTCGGTTTGCGGGGTGAGCTTCGCCCAAGCGGATCTGACCAACCTCAAGGACCTCTCCGACAATGCGACCGAGCTGCTGGCGCTGCTCGACGCCGCGTAAGTGCCCCCCCATCCCTCACGAAAGGCAATCGACATGACTACCAAGGCCCGCTCGAAAACCGCCCCGCGCAACCGTGCGAAGAAGGACAAGACCCTGCGCGTCGACTTCATCAGGGGACTGCGCGGCCTCGACGATCAGCCGCTGGAGCGGCAGGTCGGCGTGGCGATCGGCGAAGACGGCAAGCCGCTCCCGCCGGAAAAGCAGAAGAAAGTCCCGCTGACCCTTCGCTATCTCGTCGCCTATGCGCTCGACAAATCGGCTGAATCCAAGGGGGCAAGCCTTCGCCGTGGTGCGCTTTATGCTTCGCTCGGGGGAACCGATCCGGTCCAGCTCGACAAGGAAGACGTGGCTCTGATCGAAAAGGCGGTCTACCTCGCGCTCTCGCCGATTGCGATCCGGGCTATCCTCAAGGAACTGGATCTGGTGTCGGACCCGCCCAAGCCGGCATCTGGTGCGAAGCCGTACGATCTCGACCGGCCAGTCCTCGACATCGATGGCGAACCCAAGCTGCGCGAAGGGCCGGATGGACTGGTGGAGCTCGATATCCGCTTCGTCGTCCGCGAGGCATTGAACGATGTCACTCGTGGTGTGGGCTCTACGGTGACAGACGGTGCCGGGCGCCCGCGTGCAAGCACCGATCGGAAGGAACTGGAGCGCAGGGGCGAGCTGCTCGACCTGATCGGGCTCGACGGCTTGGCCCACCTCGACAATGACGATATCGTCCTGATCGAGAACCGGGTGCACGATAGGTGGGAACCGTCAGTGCTCTACGCCGTACGGCAGGCTCTCAGCGAACCGGTGAAAGAGGAAGCTGACGCGAAATGA